CTTCGCCTTCGTCATCGTCACCCTCCGACTCCTCGGATTCATCTTGAGGGTCCTCGGTCTCTTCTTCGTCCTCGTCCGGTTCGGAGTCGGCTTCCTCCTGCTCGACGGGTTCATCATCCTCGTCGGTCAGGTCTTCGTCCTCAGGGTCTTCGGATGCCTGCACTGCAGGGTCCTCTTCACTCCATCGCGACAGAAATTCGTTTGCTGCTTCGCCTTCGTCAAAACCGGCTTCGAATGACGGCGCAGCGTCAGCCACGCCCGATTGGGTGGTGGTCGTCATGTGTTTTACTCTTCAGTGTGGGAAAGGAGTGAGTCGCGTTGTGCGACCCAACTCCGGAGTTCTACGGAGATGTCCTGCAGCGCACGGATCTGGAGGAAGCACTGTTCGCGCTTCTTCGTGTCTCCAATGTCGCTGCCAGTGATCTCTGCGAATCGTTGGTTGTAGAGTTCGTTCACCACTACGATGAACGCCTCGTTTGCGAGAAGCTCCTCTGCGGCTGTACCGCGTTGGAGCGTGAGGGTTTCGTCCATTTAAGTCCGGATGACCGCCTGGGTCTGCGGTGGGTTCTGTTCCATCTCCTTCTCGACCAGGTGAAGCTCTTGCGTATGCAGCGCGGCGTTGGACTCTGCCGTGAACTGCTTCACATCCACCTCGCGATTCCTGAGGACCTGCTCCATCTGCATCTGCATCTTCTCCAGTTGGAGCTTGAGCATCTCGATCTGAGCGTGGTCGTCGGTCTTCTTCGCGGAAGTCTGAGCGACGGATTCCTGGACAGCCACCTTGCGCTGCTCCAACTGCATCTCCTGGACCTTGAACGGGTCCGGTTGCTGCGGCGGCAGTTTGCTGGGGTCGGTGAGGAACTGGTTGACTTGCTTGATGCCCGTCTTCTCGAGGGCAGTCTTGAACACCGCGTAGCGGTTGCTCTCGTTGTACAGGCGAGCGTTGCCCGGGTCTGCGGCGAGGGTCGAGTGGATCGTCAGGTACTTCATCGCCTCTTGCTGCTGCTCGTTGTAGCCGAGCTTCAGTTCGACGGTGCACGTCACCTCGTCTGACCATTCCTGCGGATCGACCGGCACGAAGTTGCCCGCGATGCGGACCACCTTGGGCTTCTTTTCGTTCAGAAGGACCAGGCGGTACACCTCGAGGTACAGCGGCTTGATGAAGTGGTTGGCGAAGTTGCGGGCGATTATCTTCTCGCGCTGCTGCGACAGTGAGACCATGTCTTGAACCATGGCTTGGCTGTTCTGCTTCGATACGGCGTCCTTGTTGAGACCTTGGGACAACCGCGAGACACCCGTGACCTCCTCCTTGTCCTCGTCCAACATCTGGATCGTTTGGAATACGAAGGGATTGAGGCCCGACTGTTGCAGCGGAATGATGCCATCGGGGCGCGACACGTTGACTAGGCCACCGACGCGGTTCTCGAGCAGTTCCTTGGGGTTCTGCACGGCACCCTTCACAACCATGAGGCGCGGGTTGTTAGTGATGACCGTATGGTCGAGGATACCGCGAACGAGCACCGTGCGGGCGTTCTGCGTAGGGATCACGCGGGCACCGTAGTTGGAGCCATAGAATGCGTGGGGCAGCGGGATCGGCGTGAAGGCGATGAACGGCTTGCGGTCGACCTGCTCCTTGTCCAGGATGACGTCCGTGCCTGCCATCGTGATCTTCCACAGCTTCGCCTCTCCGGAGCCGTCCATGTCGATGGGCATGTACGCTTCGGTGACGACCACGTGCGACGTCTGGTCGCTATCCTGGTCCTCCTCGAGGTTGGCCATGCCTGCACCGATGTCCTCGAAGCGGGCGAGCCGCTCGGGGTCCATGGACAGTTCGTCGTCATCGTGCTCGCCGATGCTGTAGACCAGGGACTTGTCGTATCCTGCAGCGATCAGTTCGGACTTCGACTTGCGGGTCCTGTGGGCCACGAAGTACGCCTCTTCAATCGAGGGGGCCGTGGCGGTGATGAGGAATTCCTCAGGGGCGATGGGGACGTAGCGGACCTGTGACTTGTCGATGACTCGCGTGAGCGCGCCACTGAACAGGCCCGTCTCCGGGTCATGCTCGGCATCCACCTCCTTGATGTCATCCTGGGCCGAGAGAAGCTCGAGTTGATCGACGTCGATACCTTCGAACTCTTCTTCCTGCTCCTCTTCACGCTTGTCCCACCAGACCTTGGCGACACCCGTGCGGGCCATGAGGCCGTCCTGGATGATCGACGAGAAGATGCCGTAGGCGTCATTCTGGCGGAAGATCACGTAGTCCGCGTATTCCGTTGCGATCCGCATCGGTTCGACGTCAGCGTCTGTTTGCGGGTCGAACGATACGATTCTGTTACCTGCGCTGAAGGTCTCCAAGAGCACAGCCTTGAGGGACTCCACAGCGTCGAATACGTCCATCGAGACGTACTTCGAGTTACCTGCATGGGTCGGGGCGGGCTTCTCTCCGTGGTAGTACTCCATGACCTTCTTGCGCTCTTCGGAGAGCTTAGACGAGTAATACTCGACGCTGGTCGTGGCGTACTTCTGGACGAGAACCTTGAGTTCCGATTCCGTGACAGGCTGAAACTTCTTGGAAGCCTTAGCCATTTAGAGTGATTCGATGTAGAAGTCGTCTGTGCTCTCAACAGGAGTCCAGCGACCTTCGTGGATGTAATTTGCGAGTGCGAGGGACATCACGCAGTCGTCGTGGCAACCGGGTTCGGCCTCCATCTTTCCCTCGTCGGTGACCACGTACGTGATGAGTTCACGTAGGGTTGTCTTGTCGACGACCTCGATCTCCTCTTCTCGGAACGCAGCGCGGAGCTTGTCGATGATGAGGGGCTTGGTCTTGGCGGTCGTGCGGAATCCGAAGACCTCGGTCTCCTGCTCCGTCTCCTTGTCGACGTGCGTCTCGAAGTAGAGGTTCGGATAGGCCAAGTCTTTGCCGAGGCGGGTGACTGTGAGAATTCCGTGGTTGTTGTTTTCGACTGCGAGGCGGGCTGTGTTGAAGAAGTAGCCAAGCTTCTCGAGCACTGTTGCGAAGTAGTCCGGGTGGACCTGGGACCGATACGTCCCGACCTGACGCTTCTGGGAGTCGAGGATCTGGGCGACTGAGTAGTCCCCGCCCTTCACTCCCATGGCCACGTCCGCACCGATCACATACTGCTCGCCGGGGTCGTGAAGGCGATAGAGGACGAGGTCACCCCTTGGGGCCTCCTCGAATTCGGATCCGATCAACTCCATGCGGCACGTGATGTCCGGAGCTTTCTGGAGGTAGCCGTGGATCTGCTGCGTGTGGAACACCGGGCGACCCGAGGTCAGGAAGGCTTCGTCGGCGTGGCAGGGGTATTCCTGCTGGAACATCTCTTCACCGTTGACCGCGATCTTGTGACGGCGGAACATGAGTTGTTCATCGTCCAGCCCGAACTTGTCGACCAGTTCCTGCTCCTTGGGGGTCCTTTCGAACCCCGAGGGAACCGGTGCCCTGTACTCCTTCTGGACGAACCAGGGGATGAACACAGCCTCGTAGTCAGACTTTCCTTCGACGGCTGCGGTCCAGATGTTATGGAAGGGGTTCCCGATGCCGTTTGCGGTGCTCTCGACGAACACGAAGGTGCCCTTGGCATTCGGGATGGCCTGCATCAGGCCGTTGATGTTGTCTCGGGCGGTAGCCGGGGGGTAGAACGCGGCTTCCGAGAGATGCGCCAACTGAATGGTTTCACCTCGACCAACGCCCTCACCGCCTGCGGTTGCGACCATGTAGGACGAGTCCAAGAGGTCGAACGCGAGTTCCTTGCGGCTCGAGTACTTCGTATGGGGTCTGAGGATCTCGGGGCAGTTTTCGTGGTACCGCTTGGCCATGTCGAACAGGGCCTTCGTGGACTCCCCGAGGTGGGTCATAACGATGGACTTCACGGCCTTGTGTTGGCTCGTCCACCAGTAGATGATCCCTTCAATGATGGTTGAGAGGCCCTGCTGGCGTCCCTTGAGGACGACAATGCGGACCTTCCCGGTTGTCTGAAGCTGGGTGATTACCCGCTTCATGAAGATCTTTTGAGCTTCATTGAGGACGAGGGGAACAACCGTCCCCTCTTTCGTTCGAATCTTGAGCGCGTGCTTGGCGTAGTACTCGAAGTCCTCGAATAGCCGCTTTCGCACGGCGTCAATACTCATTCGTTGTCCTTAATTTCAGAGGCCAGTTCAGCGAGGAAGTCCTCTGCCTTCTTGACGTTCTGGTTGATGGTGGTGGCGGGTTTCGCCATCGTGAAGTCGAGCAGCGTCCGCGCCGCAGCAAGGCGGTCCTTGGGGCTGATGTCCGTGAGCCGCACCATGGCGACCACAGCCTCAATCCCTTCTCGGGCGTACTCGTCCTTGGGGATGTTGTAGCCTTTTTCTTCCATGATGTTCACTATCTTCTTGGCTTCGGCCATGGCGTAATCCAAGGCCTTCTGCCGCATGTATTTAGTCCACCCCGGCATGGCCCCGAAGGGCCGTTTGGGGACTGTTTTGCGACGAGACCGCCACTCCGCTAACTGAGCGCGGCCTTCAGGCGTTTGACTCAGTTTCGCGAGGTGACTTTTTCCCGGTGGCAGTTTTCGGCCCTTTCGGCCGTCCGGTTTCGGTGCTTGCGACAACTGGATTCTCCAGGGTGTCCAGGCGAGTCCTGATGGACTTCTGAGCAGCCGCGAGGGTCGCCTGGGTCGTTGGTACGAGGTGGGAATGGGGGAGTTGGAAGAGGACCTCCTCCCCACATGCCAGCTTTTCCTCGTTGGTGAGCGCTGCGTCCTCCCACACACGGTCGAAGGCACGCAGCAAGTGGATGATGTCGATGAGTTTCAATTACTTGCCGTAGGTGATGAGCGGCTCGGCAAGGCGCTTGGCCTCGATCTGCTGCTCGGCTGATTTGCCTTGCATGAACTGGTTGAACAGGTCCGCACGGTTGTTTGCCTTGCTCTCAGTGGCCATCTTGGTGATCAGCTTCTTCACCTCGGGGTCCTGAGCGGTCGCCAGGGCGGCTTTTTGGACCGCTTGACGGTTCGCTATGCCTGCCTTGTAGGCCAGAGGGTTCTGGACAGCGCCTGTGGCCTCTGCGAGGGCCGGTTGTGCTCCCGGAGCAGCCGCAGGGGAGGATTCAGGAGGCACTCGAGCACCGTGTTCCGCTTGGAGACGAGCCTGGATGGCGTAGTAGTCACGCTTGGGGAGGTTCGGGGCACCTGGGGTCAGTAATTGGGCGATCTTCTTGCCCATTACTGGGTCCTCAGAAGCGACCTTGGCCATGGTTTTCTTCACCGTGGCGAGGTCTGGGTGGTCCACGTACGAGAGAAGCGTCTTGACCTGCGGCTTGTTGATGTCGAGGCCGCTGAAGTCTCCCGTGGAGAGCTTGGCGGTCTTCGCTTCCGCCTCTGCGGCGTTAATCGAGGCTGCGGCCTGCTTCGCCTTGGCGGCTGTGGATGCCCGTTGAGCCGCCGCTAGGCCCTGTGCGGGCACCTGGGGACCCATGGCGGCTGCTTCGGCTTGGGCCTTCATCACCTTCGCGAATTCCGACATCTGATCGGCGTTGCGCGGAGGGCCAAACTGGCTCGACATGCCAAGCAAGTTGGTCGGATCGCTGTGGAACTGATCCGCGAGGGCCTGCTTCTGGGCCAACTGGGTCTTGAGGCTCGCCTGCTGAGTTGCTGCCTCCTGGGCCTTTTGGGCCTCGAAGGCGGCACGTTGGGCCGGGGTGATCTGCGGACCCATCTGAGCCGCTGCTCGCTGGGCTTGCTGGGCCGCGTAGGCCTGCGCTGCCTTCGCCTGCGTGGCGTTCATCTGCGGGCCGACCGAAGCCTCCGCTTGCGCTGCCTGCTGGGTCTGCTGGGCCATACCGGCGCGGTTCGCCTGCCCTGCCTGCTGCGCCCGGAACATGTAGTCGCGCGCTGCCGCTTGGGCCTCAGGGGTGAACGGATTCGCCGCTTGGGCCTGCTGTCGAGCCTGCTGGGCTGCTGCCTGGGCACGCTGGAAGGCGCTGTCGCCCTGCTTCGCACCTCGAGCCGATTGACCGGCTGCTGCGGACGCTGCACGGGCCGCTTGGGCCGCTTGCGCGGCTTGGGCGAGGTCCTGGGCACTCTGCGAGGTGGTACCCTGTCCGAAGCGCTTGAGGAACGCTTGGGCCATGGGACCTTGCTCGAGGGCCGAGGCGATGTTCGCCGTGCGGTTCTCGCGGCCTCCGAGGAGTGCGCCCATCACGTAGTGCCGCGCGGGGGCAAGCGTGAGAAGACCGCCGCCTGGGACGTGATTCGCAACGAAGTGCAGAGCACCGTTATCGACCAACGTTCGGGCGAAGCTGGCTACCTTCCCCATGTTCGCTGGGGTCGGGGCGGTCATCGCGAGGGTGCGCTGACTCATCTGGATCGCATCCGCCACGGCATCGCCGTTCGGGAGTTGACGCAGCGCGGCGATCTGGTCTTCACCGAGGCCACGGGAGCGCTGGAGGGCGTTCAGGAGCGTCTGCCGATCCTGCGTCTTCGGCATCTGACGGAGCGCGTCAGCGGCCTCCTGCGTGTAGCGGCGGGCGAGCGCATTGGCATCGGCTGCACCGAGCTTCGCGTCACCTTGCGTCGAGCGGCCTGCCATCGCCTGGAGATCGGAGATGATCTGGGCGTCACGCTGTCCATTCTCGATACTGCCTGCCTTGTTCAGGAAGGAGTTGGAGAGTTGGGTGTCGGTCGCCTTGGTGAGCGCACCTCCGACGCCCCCGCCCAGTGCTCCCAGGCCCATCCCTGTGGCCAACTGGCCGGGAGTGACCTCGTCGAGGTTGTTAGCGTGGCCGAGGACCTGTGCGGCACCCTCGGTCATCCCTGCGGCACCACCAGCCATCACACGGGCCGCACGGGAAGCCGTGGGCACCGCCTCGACAGCGCGGTTTACGAGGGAAATCTCACCCGCTCCCGGCACGAAGGCCGAGCCAAGCTGACCCGCGAGGAACGCCGGGGACTTGTCCTCGTAGTCCTGGGCCTGCCCGAGGACGTTGTGGTAGCGATCCGAGAACGAACCACCGTCTTGATAGTTGACTGCAGCGTTGAGGGCTGCACCTGCCTTGTCTGCCAGGCCGAAAGTGAGGCCATCGACCACACCGTGCGCCGCGTTTCCGAGGGCTTCAATGGGGGAGTTGCTGATCTCGTCGGCGGCACGCTGGAACCAGCCCTTCTGCGGTTGTTTGGCCGCTTGTTGGGCCGCGATCTGGGCGGGCGACATCTGTCCTGGGAGCGCGAACTGGGTGTTGTCACTCGGAGGAGGCGCCCCGTACCCGTTCGGGTCGGGATTTGCAGTCTGCGCGGGGGCCGCAGGGGCGCCATTCTGGGGCTGAACGGCACCTGTAGCTACCTGGGCACTCGGGGCCTCCTGCGGAGCCTGCTGAGAGTCTGTACCGCTGTCGGCGAGGGGGAAGTTGTCCCACCAGTTGCCGTTCTCGATCCGACCAACGACCTGTTGGCCATACTGGAGGGTGTTCGGGGCGTTGGGGTTGCGGGGATCGCTGACTGCGACACCCTTTTGGGCCTTGTCGATGGCCCCCGGACCACCGTAGTACCCTGCAGCCGTCAGCGCGGGGTCGCCCCCGGCCTTCTCTGACAACTGCTTGATGTATCGGACACCTGCTCGAGCGTTGTCGACAGGGTCGTTGATGTCCCAGCCCTTGTCAGCCACGGACTTGAACGTCGCGGGGATGATTTGCATCCCACCGTGAGCGTCCGCGTTGGACGTCTTCGTGTTCTTGCCGCTACCGGACTCTTGCTGGTAGATGCTGCGGGCGACTGCGGCGTCCTGGGGACTCGCACCCTCTGCATCCAATGCAATGTCCAGCGGGCTTGCGATAGGGAACGAGTCCCAGGAGTCAGCCATTAAGGTACCTTTCGTGTTTTACCGTTAGGGTCGATGAAGATCGTGCCGCTCGGGAGCTTGCTTGCCTCCGCGAAGCTCGCGACTTGGACCGGCTGGTTGCCGGTGCCCGTGGACGCCCTGGCCGGGGTTGCCGGAGGGGCCGTGGGGACCGCAGGAGTCCCGAGGGACTGACGGTCGTTCGGGCCGTACGGGTTGATCTGGCGGTTTGCCGCTTCCTGGCCGCGCTTGACGATCCCCGTGTAGAAGTCCGTGCGGCTCTTGAGGATCGGGTTGGCACGCTCGTAGTACGCATCCCAGACGGACGGGGAATCCGAGGGACTCGGGACCGAACCGACTGCTCGCGTCCACTCGTCGTTACTCAGGGATCCGTTGAGGCCTGCAACTTCCATCTTCGCGCCGTCGATCTTGGCGTTATTCAGGGTGTTGTAGTCCGCTGCGGCTTGTCCCATCGTCGTCGCGGCTGCGATGCGTTGACCGGACGGCGGGAGCGCGGAGTAGATCTTGAGGTTCCGAGCGCGGGCGTCGTCGGTCTTGAGCGCCTCCGTGAGGTTCCGAGCAGCCTCGATACCCGCTTGCGACTGCTGCAGGTTCGTGAGCACCGGGAGAGCCTGCTGACCTTGCGTCTGGTCGAGCTTGGCTGCAGCACGCTGCTGCTCCATCGTGTTCTCGGCGAACTTGTTCTGCAGTTCGTACTGCTTCTGCGCCTTGACCTTGCCCATGACATAGTCTTGGACGTCCTGGTTCGCCATGATCTGAGGCGGCTGACCTGGCAACTGCACCATCGAGAACGCACCGTCCTGGCCCAGCGGGGTGACCCGAGGGGTATTGAGTTGGCGCTGCTGGTCGAGCGTACTGTCGAAGGTGTCATTGAACGCCTTGCCAGCGTTGGCCATGCCCTCCTGGAGGTTCTTCCCGCCCATCAGTGCGGAACCCGCAGCGATCAGGCCGTTGTCCCGCGACAGTGTCGGGTTCATCGCCTGGTTGTCGAACATCGACTGAATCGCGTTGGGGTTCATCGCGTTGTAGACCGGAGACGGACTCCACTGCGGGCCGCTCAGAGCCTGCGAGACCGGGGTCTGCGCGGGGGCCGGGTCCTGCATGGCCTGCGAGACCGGGGATTGGTCAGGCATCGTGAAGCCCATCGGGGCGCCACCCCCGAACATCGACTGCCCCGGCTGGTTGTTCATCGGGTAGCTTAGGTAACTCGGGAGCGGACTGGAGTTGTCCGTGCCGTAGTACTGCAGTGCCTGCCCAAGGATCGCCGGGAGACTGCGCGAGCCGTCATCATTCGGGTCGATGCCTCGGGGCATGTCAAACATGTAATCTGCCATGAGGTCTCCTTAGGAACCGTAGCCGAACGCGGAGAGGCCCGCAGGGGCCTGGTATGCGTCCATGGCCGTGGTAGCCTGGCCTGTGTAGTCGTTGCCACCCGGCATCGTGAAGCCGCTGTTGTTGAAGTTCGTCGAGCCGGAGTTGTAGCCCCCGAGCTTGTCGTAAAGGCCATAGCCCATCATTGCGCCACCTGCGGCACCTTGGAGGCCCGCACCAGCGACCGAGGGACCAATCGGGTTCACAGGCTGACCACCCCACTTCCCGTTGATCACGTTCATGTACTGGCCGTAGAGGTTCAGGGGAGTCGTCTGCTGCTCCTTGAACTGCTGCATCGCCGCGTTGTCGACGTTCTGCTGCTGGCCTTGGAACAGACCACCGGCAGCGGTAAGCTGGTCGAAGTTGTTTCCGTTCGCCTGCTGGCCGTTGATGAGCGACTGGGAGCCAAGCTGGTACGCGTTGCCGACTTGCTGGTTCGCGTTGAGAGCGCGGTCAGAGTTGGCGTTGTACTGAGACTGCGCGGTCTGGAGGCCTGTGTTGAAAAGCTGTCCCCGGATCTGCGCTGCGGTGTCGGCCATCTGCTCCGAAGCATTGCGCTGGAGGATCGCTTGGGTGACCCCGGTACGCGTCGAGTCCGTGTTACCGTTTCCTGCGGCCTGTACGGCCAGCGAGGGGAGTTGGGACTCGTTGAGGGAGCGCGAGGCGTCCCGATTCGCCGCAGTGATCAGGTTATCCGCCATGCTGCTATTGGCGAGACCGTTCGCGTAATTCATGAAGCCCTGCGTCGGGTCCTGCTGTGCTTGCGCAAGGAGACCCTGGGCGTTGGCCCCGTACGCCGAGCCAGTGTTCGTCAGGCCCATGCCAGTGTTGAAGAACTGGTTGGCCGTGTTGATTCCGTTGCCGTTCGCGTAGGCTGCGGTCTGGTTAGCACCTTGGATCTGGTAGGGGTTCAGCCCTGCGACCCGCTCACCATCGTAGGTGCTGTTGGTGCCCATGCCCAAGGCGTTATGCAGGGCATTCTGGGCGTTACCAAATTCGCCGCTGATGTACGGCTGCGCTTGGGACCACGGGCTGTTGGCGGCTTCGGCTGCTGCCTTCTGTCCGTCTGCGGCAGTGCCTGCTGCCATGCTCGAGCCGACTGCACCGACCGCTGCCGCACCGATAGTCGCCGCAGCAACGTGCGAGCGCATGAAGAAGCCCGGTGCGAGGAGCTTGATGAGAGTTTTGATCATAGGACCTTGGAAAAGAGGCGCTCGGTTTCCCGCCAACCCATCCGCTCAAAGATCGGTCCCATGTCGAGGTGCAACTTGGTCCCGGAGAAAACCTTCTTGACCCCACGGGCCTTGAGGG